AGATAATATCTTGAAAATAAAGATAAATAAAAAGAAAATAAATATAAAGATTAAAAATAATAAAAACTTATTAGCCATACCTATGTCAATTCTGATCTTGACGATATCCACAACAACAGAGGCAAAAGCAGTGTCACAGACTGATTTGCTTAAACTCTATGCACATTCAAGGATCATCAACTACGAGCAGTTCAGCTGCTTCAATGCGTTGATCCAAAAGGAAAGCAACTGGAGAGTCGATGCACGTAGCGGATCTCATTACGGCTTAGGCCAGATGAAGAATGCTAAGTATGGGCGACTCGATGGCTTTTCGATGGTGGATTGGAGCATTCGCTATATCAAAGGACGATATGGATCTATGTGCAACGCATGGAGATTCTTCAAAGCCAATGGATTCCATTGATGAGTGCTAAGTCAGCAAGAGCCAACGGAGGCACAAGAGCCTGGTCAAAGATACGTGAACGCATACTTATAAGAGACGCTTATCTCTGCCAATACTGTGGGAACGATGCCACTACTGTGGATCACGTGATTCCAATCAGCAAAGGTGGCACTGATGAGCCAGATAACCTCTTAGCAGCGTGTACGCGATGCAATTACTCGAAAGGCAACAGAACAGGCGTGTTTTTTGGACAAGCAAGGACACCTCTGACTCTTCCTTTTCCGTTTTCACCGACACAAGAGAGCACAAGTCATGACTAAGGCTGGACAGGGTCAAATAAGGGCGCTCAAGGCCGTACCAGAGGCGAACAGGGACGAACAGGGAATTAGTCCTAGACCTAGCCGTCTAATCGGCTCAGGGACGCCCAGAATCCACTCCAGGCTCAACGATTTGCCGTCAAAAGGCTTTGAGATCATAGATTTTGCAACTTCGCTGGGCGTGGATCTAATGCCCTGGCAGAAGTTCGTATTCGAGCACGCACTCAAGGTCAAAGAAGATGGGCGCTGGCACGCTCCTCTGGTTGTGGTCGTTGCAGCTAGACAGAACGGAAAATCTACGATTATGGAGATGTCGATTCTGGCTCGCCTTTTCCTGTGGAAAGAATCTCTGCAATTAGGTTCGGCTCATGTACTGACTACATCGCTGGAGACTTTCCGGCACGTGGTCAACATCATCGAGAACAATCCATCACTGGCAAAGCAAGTCAAGAAGATCCGATGGGCGCATGGATCCGAAGAAATCGAATTGATGTCCGGCGCTCGCTACGTCGTAAAAGCGGCCAATGCTGCGGCGCGTGGATTTGCTAAGCCGGAGACTGTATACATGGACGAGACGCGTCAATTGAAAGACACCGAAGCCTGGTCAGCGATGAGATATACCATGATGGCCGCAAAGAATCCTCAACTTTGGACATTCTCAAACGCTGGAGATCAGCATTCCTTGATTCTCAATCAATTGCGCGAGCGCGGTATGGCTTCAGCTGCTGGCGGAAACGATGACATCGCATATTTCGAATGGTCAGCATTCTCGGACAAAATCGAAGATGAAAAGAATTGGGTCGCGAGCAATCCGGCGCTGGGTCATACGATCCACGAAGATAATATCCGCGCCGTTCTCAATGATCCGCCAGATGTCGTCCAGACGGAGGTGCTCTGCCGTTGGGTCAATACAATTTCCGGAGCGATTCCTGTGAAAGAATGGGAAGAGTGTGGATCTGATGAGATTCAACTCGATGTCGAAAAGGTCACATGGTTCGGCCTTGATTTGAGTCCGGATCGTAGAGATGGGGCGTTGGTCGCTGCTCAAAAGAATCCAGACGACACTTTCAACATCAAACTTCTGCACACCTGGCACAATCCAATCTCGCTAGACGATAAAGCCATCGCCAACGACATCGCTCCCTATGCCAGAAAGTATCCGATTGAATATGTGGCTTTCAGCAAGAGAACATCGTCAGCCGTAGCTGCTAGATTGCAACCGGCCGGAATTCCAGTCATTGACATCGATGGCGCTCTTTATGGCCAATCATGCGATGAATTGCTGGGCGCAATTACCTCAAAAAGATTAATTCACGGGAAACAGGCAGAATTATCCAAGCAGATATTATCGGCAGTCAGATTACCAATGGGGGACGGCGGTTGGATCATCGGCCGGCGCGCCTCAAGCGTTGCAGTGTGCGCGGCAGTGGCTTCGGCTCTGGCGACACATTTTGCGACACGCCCAGAGATGGAGATTGATATTCTGGTCGGCTAGATGTATAGAACACCTTTAGACTTCGGGACATGGGAATTTTCTCTCGCAATATCACGACGGCTGCTCCAGCTGCGACCTATGACGTCCAGGCGTCTCTGGCTCCAACAAATACAACAGATTCAATTTATAATTTCTACGGATTAACTGGAATCACTGCATCTCGCGCTGAATTTATGTCAGTGCCAACGTGTGCTCGCGCACGTAACATCATTACGTCAAGCGTTGCATCAATTCCGTTGAAGGTTCGCGTAAAGGCTGACGGAACAGAAGTTGAAACTCCTCCAAAGTGCATTAATCAACCGGATCCACGTGTTCCAGGATCTAGCACGTATGCGTGGCTCTGCGAGGATTTATTGTTATTCGGTTACGGCTACTTAAGAATCACGGAAATCTACGCCGACACATATCGCATTCGTGCAGCTGAAAGAATTTCGCCAACTCGCGTTGGAATTATTACAAACGCACGCGGAACAGAGATTGAGTATTACACCATCGACAACATTCCAGCGCCTGAATCTGGCGTCGGTGCTCTTGCAGTTTTCTACGGAAACGACGAAGGAATTCTCAATCGTGCCGGTCGTACAATCAAAGCCGGTGCAGAATTGGAACGCGCTGCGGTTATGTACGCACGCGAGCCAGTTCCAACGATGGTTTTGAAATCTAACGGCACTGCACTTCCAGCAGATCGGATTGCGAAACTTTTGGAATCTTGGGGCGCTGCTCGACGCAATCGCGCAACCGCATTCTTGAACGCTGACGTTGAATTGCAGGCTTTAGGATTTGACCCAGAGAAACTTCAATTGAATCAAGCCAGATCATACGTTGCGACTGAATTGGCGCGTGCGTGTGGCATTCCGGCTTATTACGTCGATGCAGAAACTGGCTCCAGCATGACCTACTCCAACGCCGCTCTTTCACGTCAATCTCTTGTCGATTTCTCATTGAGAAACGTAATGACCAGCATCGAAGAGCGTCTTTCAATGACTGGAATGCCAAATGATTTCGTTCCAGCATCGCAGGAAGTTAAATTCGACCTTGATGATTATTTGCGTGGATCTGCTAAAGAACGCGCAGAAGTTTACAAAATGCTTTATGACATAGGTGCAATCACAACAGACGAAATCCGAAGAGAAGAGGACATGATCTCATGAAAGAAACAAAGCCAACTCCGATGAATCTGGACTTTTCAATCAAAGTCACGGCAACGGACTTTCCAAAGCGAGAAATCTCTGGACGTATCGTCACCTGGAATGAAACTGGATCTACATCAGCCGGAGCAACATCATTCAAGCCAGGTTCAATTACTTTTGGTAATACAACAAAATTGCTCTTGGAACATCGCCGTGAAGCGCCAATCGGATTCTTGAAATCCTACAAAGTCACCGACGAAGGCATTGATGCAACATTCGCTATTGGAAACACAACCGCCGGAAATGATTCTTTAGTAGAGGCATCGTCTGGATTGCGTGACGGATTCTCAGTGGGAGTTCTTGCTGAAAGGTACAAGAATGTCGATGGCGTTCTAGTGATCAGCGCAAGTGCTCTCAAGGAAGTCTCACTCGTAACAGATCCAGCGATTGCTAGCGCGAAAGTCGCCGTCGCAGCTAGTGAACAAGAAGATTCTGAATCAGAGCCACAAGCCGAAGAGTCAGAAACAAACACACCAACACCAACACAAGGAGAAAACGAAATGGAATCAACTCCAGCCGTTCCCGAAGCAGCAGCCGAAGCGGTTGAGGCTTCCAAAGTCGTAACTGCAACAGAGACAACTCGTCCGTTGTATTTCACAAAGCCACGTTCACCAATTGCAACTCCAGGGGCATACCTAGAGCACACAATTAAGGCGAAAATGGGAAATGAAGATTCTCGTCAGTACGTAATGGCTGCCGATGATTCATTCACAACAAATCCAGCATTCTCACCAGTTTCATATATTCGCGACGTTGCAACAAACACAACAATGGTTCGTCCAACTGTGGACGCTTGCGGTGGTACACGTCCACTTAACTCATACGGAATGACAGTGTCAATTCCTAAAATCACGGCCAATAGTACGGTCGCGACTGTGGCCGAGGGTGGAGATCCAACTGGAACAACTCAGATCACTTCATCTTATGTAAATGCGACAGTTATCAAGAAGGCCGGATTTCAACGCTATTCAGTAGAATTACTAGATCGTTCAGATCCATCATTCTATGAAATCATGCTACAAAATCTTCGTGATGGGTACGCTCAAGCAGTCGATGAGTACGTAATCGCCCAAATTACCGCCGGCGGAACTCAAGCGGCTACAACTGCTGCATCATCAGCAGGAATTATCTCATTCGTTTCAACAGAATCAGCAGCTGCATACAGTGCAACAAAGCGCACTGCAACTGCATACGTTGCTGGAACATCACAGTGGTCACTTTTGATGGGTGCAACTGATTCAACTGGTCGTCCAATTTACAACGCTCAGCCATTGACACAAAATGCCGGTGGAACTGCTAATCCAACATCAATTCGTGGAAACGTCTTGGGCTTGGATCTCTACGTAGATGCAAACATGGTTTCAACAACTATCGACGAATCAGCGTTCATCATTGAGCCTCGTTCAATCGAAATTTTTGAATCTCCTGCACTTACACTTTCCGCCAACGTTCCAACAACTGGCGAAATCGAATTGATGCTTTACGGATATGTCGCTGCGGGAGTTACATTCGCCGGCGGACTACGTCGTTTCAATTTAACCTAATAACACTGATCATGGGCTAGGTGCGCTCCCGTATCTAGCCCAGCCGAATACGAAGGGACGATGAAATGCCAGCAATCATTACTGCATCGCAGCTGCGGACAGTCTTGGGCGTTTCGTCGTCCCTGTATTCAGATGCTTATCTAGACGGAATCATTGATTCTGCTGAACAGGTAATTTTGCCGATGCTTACGGCTAATCAAGCAGCAGTGGCCGGCGTATATCTTGAAAATAACGTCGCCTATTACGTCACGCAACGTCCCAACACTTTTGTTGCTGGTCAGACAGTCGTCGTCACAGGTTGCGTTCCATCAACTTTTAACGGCACAGTGACAGTCACTTCCAATTACTGGGAAGCGTTCCCGTTCATTCCGTCAATCAATATCTATGGCGGGGCGCTTTACGTATTCACGGCAGCTAAGACAAACGCGAACATTACGTTCCGCGAAGTCATACCTGCTGGCGTTGCTTATCTATCCGGAGCCAACGCGGCCACACTTTACGCATCAACTCCGGCAGTCGAACAAGCCGTGACGATTGTTAGTGTGGAGATTTTCCAGTCAGTGGTCGCTCCAGGCGGTCAAATTGAAGGCGTCGATTTCACTCCATCGCCTTACAGAATGGGACGATCCTTAATGAACAGAGTCGTTGGCTTGCTTTCGCCATACCTTGACACTTCAACGATGGCCATCTAATGCCTACACCAACATCAATCGCGACCAACGTCAGAGGCACTCTTGCGACTGCACTCTCTGGCGTCGTTGCATCGGTTTATTCATCACCTCCAGAAGCAGTGATTCCTCCGGCTTGCGTAATCGTTCCAGATTCGCCTTATTTAGAGACGACAACAATCGGCAAATCTGCGGTGCGCGTGAAAATCAATTTTGTGGTCACTGCGGCCGTTGCATATAACAACACCGCCGGAGCACTCGATAATCTTGAGCAGCTGATAATCAGCATCATCGCAGCGATGCCAGTCGGATATGAAGTTGGAGACGTTCAACGTCCAACGATTCAATCCGTGGGTGCATCAAACCTACTAGTGGCGGATCTCGCGGTCAGCACTTACTACACACAAGAAACTATCTAAGGAGCAATCATGGCAACAACTATCGTCACCGGTCGCGACATAACCTTCACCCTGAATTCAGTGGCTTATGACGCTCAGACAACTGCGGTCACTCTGGTCAATGCGCCAGTGATCACTACATATCAGACACTCGATGGCAAGGCTTACAAGCACATCGATGATCAGTGGACACTCAACATTTCACTTCTTGCAGACTGGGGCGCGACCTCATCACTTTTCGAAGCGATGTGGACTGCATTCCAGGCTCCAAATACTGCGCTTTCATTCACTCTCGTATCTGCAACAGGCGCATCATTCGCCGGAACAGTCTTTCCAGTGGCTCCAACTGCTGGCGGCACTGCTCCAGATGCTCAGACAGATACCTGGGCGATGCTATGCGCCACAACACCAGTTCTGACAATTACCTGATCCAACCTATAGAAACGGGAGCACGAAATGCGACTACCAATCACAATCGAATACACCAACGGCGAATCCGGTACCTACACCGCACAACCGCCAGAGTGGGCTAAGTGGGAACAAAAGACAGGCAACACAATCTCGCAGGCGCAGGAGAAGATCGGAATCTCTGATCTTCTCTTCCTTGCGTGGAATGCGATGAAACGTGAAGCCGGTGGCAAGCCAATCAAAGGCTATGAAGTCTGGTGTGAAACAGTGGCCGATGTGACAGTCGGTGACGTTCTCCCAAAAGTTACGCCGCCGGAAGCGTAAATCGAATACTCGTTGAACTAGCAATAGCGACGGGAATTCCGATGAGCGAATGGACGACGGCGGAGCAGATCTACACGGCTTTCGAGATACTGGAGAAACAGAATGAGCGACAACGTTGAGATTGCTTACAACAAGCAAGATCTTCGCGCCATTACTTCGGCTTTCAAGGCCATGGATTCAGAAGCGACCGATGCAGCTAAAAGAGAATCATCGGCGCTGGCTGAATTCGCTCAGGGCAAGATTCAACAGAAAGCCGTCTCCAGAGGTCGTGCAGCTGACAGGATTGCAAGTGGCTCCCGTGTATCTAAATCTTCCAAGATTGGCGAACTTTCTTTTGGCTTTGTGAGTCAGAAATTCTCAGGTGGAGCAACAACAAAGGATCTCTGGGGCGGTACAGAATTCGGATCCAATAAATTCAAGCAATTTCCAATCTGGTCAGGCACGACTGGACGCGGCTCGACTGGTTGGTTTATTTATCCGACACTTCGCGCAATCCAGCCAGAAATCATCGCCAAGTGGGAAAATGCTTTCGACCGAATCTTGAAGGAGTGGTAAATGGCCGGACAATCGCGCACACTCAAACTCTCGATTCTTGCTGATGTAGATCAACTTAAGAAATCGCTGGCTCAGGCCAATGGAGACGTTGATGACTCTTCTTCAAAGATGGGCGAATTTAGCAAGAAGGCAGGATTGGCTTTCGCGGCTGCTGGCGCTGCTGCTGCTGCTTATGCAGTCACGTTGGCAGTCGATGGAGTCAAGGCGGCGATTGAAGATGAAGCAGCGCAGGTCAAACTAGCCAACGCTCTTCGAAATGC